TGAGGCTGCTGCGTTTGAGATCGAGGCATCTGAAGCTGCTGCCGCCAAGCTTGGCCGCCAGTCCCGTGGCATCACCATTCCCCAGGAAGTGCTGCGTCGCGACCTGAACGTTGGCACCGCTTCTGCCGGCGGCAACCTGGTTGCTACCGAGCTGGATGCTGGCAGCTTCATTGAGCTGCTGCGCAATGCTTCGGCACTGGATCAAGCTGGCGCCACTGTGCTGACCGGCCTGACCGGCAACGTTGCTATCCCCCGCCAGTCCGGCGCTGCTACCGCCTACTGGGTATCCGAGTCCGGCTCGCCCACGGAAAGCCAGCAGACCGTCGATCAGGTCAGCTTGGTTCCCCGTACGGTTGCTGCTTTCACCGACTTCAGCCGTCGCCTGATGATCCAGTCTTCCATTGACGTGGAAAACATGGTTCGCGGCGACCTGGCGCGCGTAATTGCTCTCAAGATTGACGCCGCTGGCCTTTACGGGACTGGCGCCAACAGCGAGCCCTTGGGCCTGAAGAACACCACCGGCATCGGCACCGAAGACTTCGCCGCTAACGCTCCTACTTTTGAGGAAGTGGTTGCGCTGGAATCGGACGTCGCTACTGCTAACGCTCTGCTGGGTAGCCCTGTCTATCTGATGAACGCTGCAATGCGCGGCAATCTGAAGACCACGAAGAAAGACGCCGGCTCCGGCATCTTCATCATGGAAGGCGGTGAAGTCAACGGCTACCGCGGCGTGCTTTCTAACCAAGTGGCATCCAACGATCTGTGGTTTGGCAACTTTGCCGATCTGATCATTGGTTACTTCTCTGGCCTTGACCTGATGGTTGACCCCTACACCCACAGCACCTCCGGGACTGTGCGCGTGGTGGCCATGCAGGATTGCGACATTGCGATTCGCCATCCTGAATCCTTCAGCCGCGGCAACAACACCCTCTGATCATGAGGATCGAGATCCTGCGACAGACAATGTTGGCGGGTCTGGTGGTCCGAGTTGGGGAAGTCCTTGAGGCTTCCCCCTCAGACGCCAAACTGTTGATCGGCATTGGCAAAGCAGTGGCAGCCGCTGACAAAGTGGCTGAAGCGGTTCAGGTTTTCACTGAGCCAACACCTAAACCATCTACCTCTCGACGGAGGACTAAATCATGACCATCCACAACCTTGGTTCTAAAACCACGGTTCTCGGTCTGCTGCGCAACGACGTTGTGACCGCAACCGGGACCGGCTCTGCTATTGACCTGCAGGGCTACGAGGGCGACATGGCTGTGCTGTTGGACGCCGAAGCCGGCGGTGCCAGCATCACCTATGCCGTCAAGCTGACCGAATCCGACACTTCCGGCGGTTCTTACACCGACGTGAGCGGCGGCGCTTTCACCACCACCACCGCTAACACTGCATCGCTGCAAAAGATTTTCGTCAACGTGACTTCTTTGAAGCGCTTTGTGAAAGTCTCTACCACCGTTGCTGGTGGCACTGGCGCTGGCGCCGTGGCTGTGATTGGTCTTGCTTCCGCGAAGTACAGCTGATCATGGCGTTTGCGGAGGACCTGGATATTTTCTTGGCGGACTTTGGCGTTAGCTGTACGGCTGGCGCCACTGCCGCTCAAGGAATTCTGGATATGCCCAGTCAAGTGATCAGCGATGGAATGGTGCTCACCACCGATTACACGTTGACCGCCAGGGCCTCCGCTTTTGGCAGTCTCATCCGCGGCGATTCGATCACCGTGGATGGGACTGCTTACACCGTTCGAGAAACCATGTTGCTCGATGACGGCAAGTTTGTTCAACTTGGGATCCAGAAGACATGAGCGGTCCCTTCAAGATCAACACTCGTAGCCAGTGGTCGGCACTCAATCCAGTGCTGATGGCAGGAGAACCTGGCGTCGAAAAAGAAACTGAGAATTTAAAAATTGGCGACGGCAAAACGCCATGGTCTGAATTGCCATATTTTGGTTGCCCTGGATATTGGGGATCGTTTTGGGATGGGACATCTCAAGTGGCTGCATTGGCAAACACGGCCTATTCGGTCAAGCTGCGGCAGGTTGACACGGCAAGCCGTGGCGTAAAGGTCATCTCAGAAACGCGCCTAACGGTTGATCATCCAGGCGTTTATAGCATCACCTTTTCAATTCAATTCAGCAACACTGACAGCTCTATTCACGACACCAATGTTTGGTTGCGCAAGAATAATGCTGGCAGCAGTGGGGACGTGCCCGCCAGCGACAGCAAGTTCAGCATTATTAGCAGCCACGGAGGAATCGCTGGTAACGTAATCGGCACAGTCAATTTCGTCTTAGGCCTGAACGCCGAAGACTACATTGAGCTGATATGGTCAACCACTAACGTCGCGGCCTACATCCACGCGGAACCCGCTGGAAGCAGTCCTACCCGTCCCAGCATTCCTGGCATTATCTGCACAGTGGTTCAGGTGGCATCATCATGACTACTCATCGCGAGTCAATCCTGGCCAGAATCCGCACCAACCTGACGGGCACCACGGGTGTCAGTACGCGGATCTATCGCAGCAGGGTTGAACCGTTGCAACGCGGTGAGCTGCCGGCAATTGTCGTTGAACCGATCAGCGATGTCTGCCAGCAGCTAACGGCACTGCCAACGCTGGATTGGACAATGACCGTGCGAATCGCGGTGATTGTTCGGGGTGACGTGCCAGATCAAGTGGCAGACCCGATCATTGAGTCGCTTCACGCCAAGATTATGGCTGACCTGACTTGCAATGGCTTTGCTTATGACGTTCAGCCGGTATCGGTTAGCTTTGACTTGCAAGAAGCAGACCAGCCATCTGGGGTGATCTCTTGCGATTTTGCAGTGAAGTATCGAACACAGGTGACTAACTTGGCCTTGAGTCCCTAGCAGCTACGATGATGGATGAACACTACGGCATGGGTGGGTCCTACCTACTCAATCCCAAAACTGGCAAGAGAACGCTCGTCGAGCGGACTGAGCCAGCAAAGCCTCCCGAACCCCAAATCGAGGAACTGAGCGATGGCTCTGACACGCAAAAGACTGATCCAGGTTAAAAAGGAATCCACCTACGGGACGGACAGCACTCCGGCTGGAACCGATGCCCTCTTGGTGCGGAACCTGGAAATCACGCCGATTGAGGCTGATGTGGTCAGCCGCGATCTGATCCGTCCTTACTTTGGCAACAGCCCTCAGTTGCTGGCTAACACGCGCGTCAGCATTACGTTTCAGGTCGAACTGGCTGGTTCCGGCACGGCTGGCACTGCGCCTCGCTATGGCGCCGTTCTACAGGCGTGTGGATTGTCAGAGACCATCGTGGCTGCCACCAGCGTCACCTATGCGCCGGTTAGCAGCTCTTTGAGTTCTGCGACAATTTATTTCAACAACGACGGCATCCGCCACATCCTGACCGGCTGCCGGGGCACGTTTGTTTTGAACGCCGAAGTCGGTCAGATTCCCACAATCGACTTCACGATGATTGGCGTTTACAACGCCCCGACAGACACGGCGCTGCCTTCCGTTACCTACAGCGCTCAAGCCAGCCCGTTGATCTTCAAGCAGGGCAACACGTCCAGCTTCCAATTCTTCAGCTATGCCGGCTGCCTTCAGTCGGTCAGCCTGGATATCGCCAATGAAACGGTTTACCGCGAGCTGGTTGGCTGCACCAAGGAAATCCTCATCACTGACCGCGCCCCCAGCGGCACTGTGATGATTGAGGCTCCGGCGCTGGCTACTAAGGATTATTTCAGCATCGCCCAAACCGAGACCACCGGGAACCTCACATTCCTGCACGGCACCACGGCTGGCAACCGTGTCACCCTTACAGCTGGCCAGTGCGACATCACTAACCCGACCTACGGGGACCAAGATGGCGTGCAAATGCTTAACATCCCCTACGTTGCGGTGCCGACCACGGCCGGCAATGATGAGTTAAGCCTCGCCTTTACCTAAAGGAGCTTCCTGCATGGCGTTTGTCCTTAAGCAATCCGATACCTACGTCTGGCCGGTCACCTTCGATATTCCTGTCGATGGTGGCCGCCACGAAAAACAGACGTTTGATGTTCAATTCAAACGGATGCCGCAGAAATGGATTCGTGACATCGCCAAAAAGATCGACGCCGATGAGGTGTTTGATGTGGACGTAGCGCGGGAGGTGGTGCTGGGTTGGTCTGGCATCACCGACGACGCCGGCAAGGAGGTGCCGTTTAGCCAGAAAGCACTTGATCAAGTGCTGGATGTGCCAACGTTGGCTAGCGCCATGGTGCTGGCTTACTTCAACAGCGTTGCAGGGGTAAAGGCAAAAAACTGATGGATGCCGCCTGCCATTGGGTTAGCGGCGGCATCAAAGACGAAACACCCGACGACGCATCAGTGTTGGGCATCATCATTGTGGATGATGTTTCAGCCGATGAAGACTTTGAGGTGTGGCCAGAAAACTGGGAGGTGGTGCAGATGTTTCTGCGTTGTCAAACCCAATGGCGCACGGCTGGCATGGGCGGGGTGATTGGCCTCGACTATGGAGCTGTTGCCTGGTTGTTTAGACTGCATAGAGTGAAGGATCAGCGAGCTTTGCTAGAGGATCTGCAGATCATGGAAGCCGCTGTCCTGGCCGCATTTGCAAAGCAGGGAGGTTGAGCCATGGCAATGAACATGGACGCTCTGCTTCGCATCCGAGCTGATGTAGACGGACAGAACAAGATCGTCGCATTGAACCGTGGACTGAACACGGTTGAGCGCAGCGCCAAGACCCTGACGGGCGCCATGCGTGGGCTCACAGGCGCGTCTGCCGGGCTCTCCGGTGCGCTGGGCAGCCTGACGCCACTGCTGAGCGTGGTGGGCCTCACAGGGCTGGTGAAGGGCGCCATAGAAGCTGGCGACAAAATGTATGACTTGTCGCAGTCAACTGGCGTTTCTGTTGAAGCGTTAGCCCGTTTCAACAAGGCGGCGGCCGTCAGTGGCACCGACTTGGATGGTGTGAGCAAGGGCTTGGTCAAGCTCTCCAAAGCCATGGTCGATGCGGCCACTGGCGGCAAGGCATCGGCTGCCACCTTTGAGGCGTTAGGCATCAACGTCCGTGACGCGAACGGGCAGATCAAATCATCTGACACCGTTTTGCTGGAAATCGCCAATCGCTTCAAGGCGATGGCTGATGGCCCAGAAAAGACCGCACTGGCGTTGCGGTTGTTTGGCCGGTCTGGTGCTGAGTTGGTGCCGCTGCTCAATATGGGCGGCGATGCCATCGACAAATTGAGCACCAAAATGAATGCTGCCTTTGCGCAAAAGGCGGACGACTATCAAGACAAGCTCGCAGTGCTTGGTGGCAAGGTGCGGGCGCTGGGAATAGATCTCACCATTGCGCTTCTCCCGGCGCTCACTCAAATCACCGATGCGCTGACGGCAGTGATCAGCGGTTTCAGTGCGTTGCCTGCGCCCATCCAAAACGCAACCGTGGCAACGGCAGGCCTTGCATTGGCATGGGGTCCGCTGACAGGTTTGTTTAGCGCAGGCACTGGCGCGGTCAAGGTCCTGGCCAATGGCATGGAAATTCTTCGCTACCAGACGGCGCTGGCTGGTGGTGTGATGCCTCTGCTGGCTGGTGGCCTTCAAGCCGTTCGGGTGGCCATCTTGGCAATCCCCGGATGGGGCTGGGCAATTGCTGGTGTCACCGCATTGGCGGCGCTTGCAAAGGGTCTCTATGACAACAACGACGCTTTTGCTAGTTGGGTCAACAATGTCGGTTCAATTATTGCTAGCGACTTTGGCAATGCAATGAAAACAATGGGCGACCTTGCCCGGAACACTTGGCAAGGCATCGTCAAAGGCTGGAACTTCTTAACAGGCGTCACGCGTTCAGCAGCCAACGCAATCGGCAACGCCTTTGCCGGACCGTTTGGTTTTATTGCTAACGCAGCGCAGCAAGCATTTGGCAAAGTTCAACGTGCAATCGCAACTCTTTGGAACAACTTGCCCGAGCCAATCCGCAAGGCACTTGGGCAGGCCGGCAAGATTGCAGTGCAAACATTTAAGAACACACCCGTCGGCTACTTGGTAGACGTTGGTGTTCGGGCTGGGCAAATGGGGCCGCAGCGACGTGATAAAAAACAAGGCAAGGATGAGCCAGAACCCGCTTCGTTTACGCCAGATTTGTCTGCATTACAAAGCGGCGACGGCGCAAAGAAAAGCGCCGATGAAGCCAAGCGAGCGATTGAGCAGTACAACAGCGCTGTAAAAACTGGTTCAGATGTCACGCGCACTTTGATGGAACAGCTTCAGGACGTAAACCTCAACATGATTGGCATTGGTGTTAATGCCACCGATGCGCTTGGCGTGCAACGATTAAGAGCTGAATTGACTGCTGCGCGCGAATATGGCGAACAAGTGCGCAAAATTGGAGAGCTAGAAAAGCAACGCAATGAAGCTGCTGCTAAAGGTATTTCCACGAAAGATCTCGACGCACGCATCGCCGCAGCAAAGGAGCTAGGCGAGGCGCTTAGAAATGCTCGCAGCCAAGAGGCGAGCAATGCCTACACCCAAGGATTGATTGATTTGCTACCCAAGGAAATTGACTACAACCGCCAGATTAAAGAATCTGCTTTGTTACTGCAAAACAAGAAACTTGGCATTGAGGGCCTTACCGAAGTTCAAAAGCTAAACCTGCAGATTGAACTATTAAACCTTGAAGCTTTGGCATTAAGCAATCCCGCCTTGACCGAACAGATTCGCCTGTTGCGCGAAAGAGCCGCGGCCTTGGATGCCTCAAATGCAAAAGGCGATAAAACCTTTGGGGAATCATTTAAGGAAAAAGTCAAGGGCTACACCGACAGCGTGAAGGATCTTGGCGGTGCTTTGGGCAGCATTGCTGTCGATGCACTTACCAACCTTGAAGATCGATTGCTGGAGTTTGTCACCACCGGCAAGCTCAAGTTTAAGGAGTTTATTGCCAGCGTTCTTTCCGATCTGGCCAAGTTGGCGCTTCGTCTTGCCATTGTAAACACAATCAAGGCAATTTTTCCTGGCGCAGGCTTTGCCATGGGCGGCATCATGACTAACGACGGCCCGGTGCCGCTGAAGAAGTACGCCCGCGGCGGCATCGCCAATTCTCCGCAGGTGGCGCTTTACGGCGAAGGCAGCAAGCCTGAGGCCTATGTGCCCCTCCCCGACGGCCGGCGGATTCCGGTGGCGATGCAGGGCGGTGGCGGCGGTAATACCACCGTCAACGTGAGCGTGGATGCCAAGGGCAGCCAGGTGCAGGGGAACGCTGGCCAAGGTGAAAAACTTGGCCGCGCCATTTCGCAGGCAGTGCAGGCAGAATTGATTAAACAACGGCGACCCGGCGGATTGCTGGCGGCTTAACCCATGGCAACTTTTACCTACACTCCAAGCTTTGAAGCAACCGAGGCAAGCAAGCCACGGGTCCGGCGTTTCCAGGCAGGTGACGGCTACGAGCAACGAGTTACTTTTGGGCTTAACCCTGACCCAAAAGAGTGGACGTTGAGCTTTGCCAACCGGACAGATGCCGAGCGGGAAAACATAGTTTCATTTTTAGAAGCGCGTGGTGGCGTTGAATCTTTTGATTGGACTCCACCCCGCGGCAGCGCCGGGAAATACATTTGCGAAGAATGGCAGGTGACGTTAAGCAACTGCAATAACAACCAAGTGCAAGCCACATTCCGCGAAGTATTTGAACCCTGATGACTGCACCCGCACTGTGGCAAGCTAGTTACGCCTACAACGTCGGTGATGTTGTACAGGCAACGATTCCACCAGCGACGGGCTTCTTTTTCCGTTGCACGGTTGCTGGAACAACTAGCGCAACAGAACCGTTCTGGCCGACGGTCATCGGTAATACCACTGTCGATGGCACTGTTACATGGATG